CTTCACCCTGTCCGTTGAGTCTGATAACCCCAAAGCCTAATTCCCCCGAAATGGCTGTACGGCTTTTCAGCTGTGCTAAATATGCTTTCGGTTGAAATCCAGCGCGGGCTTTGACTTCAACATCGAACGGCACATTAACAATATCCTTGCCACTACCCCTTCCCACGCATGCGCCTTGCCAGACAGTCGATAGGTACTGTGCGACAACACGCTCTGTGCGGAAACCTCTGTGCTTTCTTGCTTGACTAGCCATTAACAGCTTTACACTTTGAGCATTGCCATGTGACAACACCATTAACCGAGTCCGATGATATGTCCTCTAGATCGCGGATCTGCACTGGCTCATTACAAAGCTGACATGGTACGAATGCTGACAATAGATCGACCCACTCGCCGTTGATCTTTATACCGATGTTACCCATTTAGACTCTCGCCTTCTGTGGTGCGAACTTGCCATCACTGCCCAGGTTGTACCACTTTGTAGGGCATCGATGAGCTGATGAGATTGCTGTGTTGCAGAAGTATCCACCCCAAGCCTTGCCATTCTTTTCGCCCTCACGCCATTGCATGTGTCCATGCTCGCATGATGGAGCTTCTACTGCCTCTGGAGTACCCATAATCGCAGTAACAGTCTGCATTGCTTTGTCAAGCGTGACAGGCGCATCAACTACGCCTTTATATTCTCCAACAGGTGTAGTCCAATAGTCCTGATCGTCTGCCTTGACTTCCTGAGCAGATGGCTTAACTGGCTTAGCAGCTACAACCTTTGTCATTTCCTCGCGGCTTGGTCTCTTTCCTTTAGGCGCATAACCTGCATTTGCAAGCGCTCTGCCGATTGCCGAAGTCTCACAATTCTCCAATGCTGAAGTCTGATTAACCCCTCGGCTAGTAACTGTTTCCTCAGCGTACCCTGTCGCCCATGCAACGCTATCTTCAGCATTCTTAAATAAATACGCCTTAACAATGTATCTACTTGCCTCGACCACTTCAAGCTCTGTTGCAATGCGAAATGATGGATGATCCTTAATAAACTTTTCAAGTCGAACCTCCACTGGTTCATAGTCGGCTAAATTAAACATAGAGTTCGTTCTCCTCTGTTGCTAGTTGCCCTGCGAGTGCTCCATAGCTGCATAGATCGACCCAGTTGTCGATGTGTTGGGCTGATTGATTAGTCCTTGCAAGTTTAACAAGCACCATAATCCCTGCGACTTGATAATCGTGGATCGGTGTTTGTAAGTATGCACTGAGGAGCATTGCGGTGTGTTGCAGGTTATCCGCAGGGTGACCATACGATAGCCCACGATCGCGGATTGTGTCTGTTGCGGTAAGTAGGATCTCATTAGCGCGCATCTGTTGTCACTCGCTGAAATGACTTAGCCACGATCAAGCCTTCACGCTTGCCTTCATTAAAGCCTTTAGCCCAGCCTACTAAATACCATAAAGCATTAGCTGCTAGAAGCAGCACAATCATTGGCATCTCAAAGCTCATTAGTTGCGCTCCTTACATGAAGTGCATTCCCATTGAACTTGACCATCTTTGCTAAGTCCTCGAATTACGCGCCATGAATGACTGTGGATCTTCTCGATTGTTGCCATTTTTTTGCCCTATCTGTAGCAACGCCCTCGGTTGCTTACAGACTTAGAGTCTCACGCTCATCTGACATGGTCAAGCATATTTAGGTAACGACTTGATAACGATTTCTAGGCGTAGAGTCTGCCGTAAAGGGTGAACGATCCGTCCTTGTTAATAGGCACTAAGAATGGGCTAACTCTGTCTCCATGTGTCTCAATGACTGCCACAGACATCTGCCAATTAGCACTGCCAGCCTTAAGATAAGAGGCTTTCTTCTTGTCCATGACATTTCCTGCCTCTAAGCCCCAAAGAGTCCTGTACTGGCTTCCTAAGCCTTCTGTATAGGCACTGATGCCAGCCCTGTGAGTATGTCCGCAGACTACAGACTTGCCGAACTTCTTAGCCAAGCCAAGAGCTGTAAGTCCTGCATTGCTGTTCATTGATCCCTCGTCTCCGTGGACTAAGACCCAGCCTTTATGGAACTCGAATGGCTTTTTATGAAAACGAATCCCCAAGTCATTGAAACCCATAAAGCGGGAGTACTCGAGTTCTGGAAGTCCGATGAGGCTAGGAGCTCCTCTAACGAGAGTGTGGTATAGACGATCGGTGTGGTTGGATCGAGTGATGTCGGTAGTGCCGAGATCCCAGAGGATGTTTTGAGCGAGACTTCGATCATAATCTAGCTGCCCTTCATACTCTAGATGAGTGCCTTTAGCCCACTTGGACTGGCTCTGCATATCAAGCTCATCGCCTGTGTTTAGGACTAAATCGAATTTCTCGCGCTTTACTAACTTGATCAGATTCTTTACGGCTTGCTCATGATGAAACGGAATTTGAAGGTCACTGATGACCAAGTACCTTTTCTTCTGGCTGCTAGTCATCGTCCTCATCTTCGTAATCCCCGAACTTCTCAGGGTCAATGGGATCAGGCAGAATCCAGTGAGGATAGGCTTGCGGTTCTGTGATCATGAACATGGCAATGTCCTCTGCGAAACCTGCTCGCTTTAATGAACAAAAGTACTCATAGAGTCCAATGCAGTAAGCATCGAGCTTTGAGTAACCTTGTTCCTCTAACGCCTTAGTTGCTTTTCTTGCCATAGCACAATGCTACCTGTCAAGCAATATGTTATAGATCTCATCGACTCGCGTGTTGAGTCTTTTGATCTCAGACAACAAGTGTGTAATTACATAGCCAGACAAGCCACCAAGAGCTGCGATGGTGGCAAGGTAAAGCGTGAAGAAGTCTGACTGTGTCACTTCTTAGGGCTCGCGTATCCAAATACCCCGGACAATACAGCCCAAAGGATTGCGCGGTAGTCAAGGTCAAAGTTGCTAGATGCCCATGCAGCTAAGAATGCTCCAGCAGCAAGGATTGCAGGGTTCTTCATGTTCTTCATTATTCTCCACCTAACATAGATACTTGAAAAAAAGCACCATCATTGTCAGCTTCTTTCTTAAAGCTAACATGCATGTGCTTAGTGTGTTTGTTAGCCCCTGTGTACTTGCGCCACTTCCAGTTAAGGATGCGTGAGCAGATTCGTCCATCGTAAATGATGTAACTAATACGCTTGTCTTTCTTGGATTTGGACAAGGTACGAAGCTGATCAGCAAGATCTCCCATGATGTCTGGCTTACCGCCCTTGAATAAGTCTTTGTCCACATCAATGGCACGAACCCAGCCCTGCTCATCTGGATTATGATCTGACTTGCGAGCAGCGTGTCGGGTATCACCGATCCAACCATCCGATGCGCGGTCACGATCTGGGAACGAGTCATCAATCTGCTCTCTTAATTGAATAGCAGCTTTAGAAAGTTTTGCCTTCACTTAAAATCCGAGAGCCTTCAAGTCATCAAGATCTAAACCGAGTGCAGAAAGTTTTGCCAAAGCTGCATCTTTTGCTGCTACTGCATCCGCTATTGCTTGCGCTTCAGCTGCTTTTTTAGCAATAGAAAGTGCAATCTCAGCATCGTGTGCTTTCTGCTCATCTTCGGTCATGTCGCGCACAATGGTTTCACCTGTTGCGTGGTCATAGATACCAATTTGATTTGTCATGATTAAACCGCCAATCCATAAATAGCAACGCGACCTGTAATATTGCTTGATGATGACTTAAATAGTAAGCCTGTCCACACTCGATTAGTTGCTAAAACTCCCGCACCGATTACAGGATTCTGCCCGCTATAAGAATCGATAGCAGTAAAATTCATGTTCGCTTGCTCCGATGTATTACCCACGCCATTAAAATAAATCTGTGCGCTTAAATAATCAGCATTTGTTCCGCACGCATCGCTTATGCTAAAACTGGAACCAGCACCAGAAGATAAGCCTGTCCAAACTGTTGTCCACTTTGCTGCTTTTTGATAATAACCAGCAGTGTCAGTTGTTGGCCCTGCATAACGCATTTGTATTAAAGCATCATCTGTTGCAGTGGCTGAAAACAATTTTTCAACGATAACTACATAACTGCGATAAGTGCTTGTGAATACACCATCAAAAGCCTGAGAAGCAACATTGCTAAAATCTGTGCGTGCAATAAGTGTCATGCCACTTGAACTACCAGCTGGAGTAGCCCACTTTAATCCTGTTGCTGTAGAAGAATCAGCCGTAAGAACTTGATTGTTAGTTCCTACCGCTAAGCGAGCAGGTGTGTCTGCTGCTGTTGCTGTAATAAGATCGCCTTTAGCATCCAAAATAACTAAAGGATCTACAGCTGTCCATGAGAAGTCCATGTCTGTTCCAGATGCCTTAGTCAGCACCTGACCAGTAGTGCCACCCTTTAGATCGACCAATGAAGCATCGATAGAATCGCCTAGTGTCTCAATGGCTACTGCGCCATCCTTGACTAGGTCAGTACTGGTTGGTACTGCCCAACCAAAATTAGGGGTTGTTGTTGCCATTAGGTTAGAGCTCCGATCGCTTTAGACCACTGTAGTGTACCATTTACGCCACTCCAGATGGTGTTAGTTGGAAGTACTGTTGCCCATGTCGGGGCTATGAGAGAAAAGTCTGTAGGTGAGACATAGATAGTCATATCCACAAAGGTTGGTGTGGCTCTCATTGAGATGCCCTCTACAAAGCCTGAGAAGTACCCCTCGAACATGTTGAAGGGCAGGTTAGTAATAACTACTGGCTCGCCAAAAAAGAGGTTGATAAGGTCATCTAGCAGCGCGGATGGCATATTAGGATTGTCGAGTCTGAAAGTAATCTGGTCTAGCTGTGTTCTAGGCACTGAGCGCAGGGCTAGATCGCGCTCGATAATGTCCTCGATGTCTGCAAGAAAGCGAATGTTGGAATCAAAAGTTCTTTGGTAGCGACCATAGGTAATAATAGAAGCATCGTCTGTGGCTGAGTATGTTGAGCCGTAGTCGTTACCATAGCGCACGATTTCACTGTTGCGAATCTTGCCGATCTGAAGGATTGACTTAACGCTAGCAGGGGAAGCGTAGTTGCCGTCTAACTGGGTTGAGCCGTTGGCAGCTAAATAATTGCTTCTATGATCCGCATCTGCATAGGCTATACGCCCCTGCTTGTCCTCGTAAAGGTTTCCAAGTGCGCTGTCTGCTATCTGCTGGACTAAAGTCTGTGTGTTTCGATCTGCTGCACTGAGGTTATCCATCTGATAAAGACCAGTATCAATCTCACCTAATCCTACATTCTCAGCATTAGCCCATGTAGTAGTGGGATTGTAATTAACCCATTGAAGGGCAGCTGCAACTTCTTGCCACTCACCTACTAACAGATCTTCAAGAATAATAGCAATCTGTTCGCCATCGAGTCCATGAGCCACAGAGTCTGTGTAGATTGCCTTAGGCAGTTTAGCCAAAGCACCTACTGCAAGGATTGATCCGATAGTTACATAACCTGATTCCTCTGGGCTTCTTACTGAGGTTGAGAAGTCTGAGACTGTGCCACCGAATACAGGCACATAAGTACCACCGCTATCTTTGAGCTCTAGCGTTAGAATATCTGTAACATCGATGTCAAAAAGAGAATTGGTGGAGTTAATAATTTCCATGCGAGCATAACCTGCTTGGCATTGGCGATCGATATCAATTCTACCGATGACAAGATTAACGGAAGTTACATTTGTATAAACAGTAGTTCCTACTGTAATACGCCATTCTGGAAGCCATGTCATACTGCAAGAAGTCCTGTAGAGCTAGTGCCTCGCTGATATGACTGGCGGATATAATCTTCTAAAGTTCGAGCAATGGCTTCTGGATCTCCGACACCCGCATTGACTGTAATCGAATAGTTTGCCTGTGATGGTATTTGTCTGCCTGTGCCGTTATTGCCTAAACCTACGCCAGAACCACCCATGTCGGTTGCCATAGAAGGAATGTTAGCTCCTACAAAAGGAACATACCCACCCAATGTGGCTTGCTGTGATGGCGTTAATGACTCAAAAGCACTTGCAGCACTGCCTTTATAGTTAGCCAGGATTGACTGAGTTGCCACAGCTGTTGTAGTTGGGGTTGTTGTCTTACCTTGCATGCTTAATAGTTGTTGCATTAGGGCAATGGCAGCCGTGAGGTTGCCTAAGTTAATTAGATCCTTTGGCTGTAGGCTTTCTAGAACAGATTTAATGTCTTGCAATTTAAGATTTTGCATGCCAAGTGCGCCAAGAACCTTTAGATCTGCATTGAGTTTATTGGTTGCAGCATTAATGGCTGCTTCATCCTTAGCGGCAATAGCATCTTCTAGTGCAAGGATTGACTGCTTAACATTAAGTCGAGCTGTATCATTGGCAATTTGCAAGAGTTGCGATGAAGTTGTTGCCTTGCCTAATTGCTCAGCCTGATTAGTTAGAGCTGCTGCAATCTGGATTTTGTCCATGTCAAAGACTTCTTCACCCTTGCTAAGAGCAAGGTTAGCCTTGTCAATGGCTTGCTGTAGTCGCTTAGCTTTTAACTGTGCGGCAGTTTCCTTTGTAAGAATCTTTGCTTGGGCAGTAGTTTTCTTTGTAATTGTAAACTGATTTTGCAATGACTTTAGGTGTGCATTATCAGAAGCCTTCTGAATTGGTGCTTGTTTTCCAGCCTCACGCAAGATGGTTAGATATGTTCCCAGAATTGGAATCATTCCCACATTAAAGCTACCAATGATAGGCAGATCCTTTAACTTGCTTGCTAGGACTCCTACGCCACGAATCACATCTGCAATATAAAGAGCAGTCTTTTCCATGTTTGTGGCTAGGTTAGCAACACTCGTATCTTCACCCAGTTTAGTTAAGGCATCGATTAAGCCAGTACCGATGATCTCACTGGCATTGGCAGAAGCTACTCCGAGCTTATCGATTGAACCCTGAAAGGTATTAGCAGCAGCAGTGGCAGATCCTGCGAATGTGCTTTGTAATTGATTTGTGATGTCCTCAAAAGACTTAGCCTTAAGGTCTGCCTTTGAGATACCGACACCAAGTCGAGAAAGAGCGGCATTGTTACCTAAATATGCACGACTCAATGCTGCTGTTACGCTAGAAAGATCCTTGCCAGTTGAAGCAGAAATGTCCAGAGAAAGGTTAAGGAGTCTTTGAGATTCTGCTGTGTTGCCTGTGGCTACAGCGAGAGTCTGATAAGCAGGACGGAGAAGATCATCGACTATGCCGAACTCTGTTTGTAATTTCTGAATGTATTCTTCTGATGCAGCAGCATCTCTACCAAGTCCAACATTCTTAAGAGCTAGGGCTAACTGTTGCTGTGCTTTCTGATCTTCTGCTGCTGCTTTGACTGCAGCCTTGCCATAAGCAAGAACTTGAGTAGTACCAAAAGCCAGACCGAAAGCCCCAGCTAGTTTCTTTACATTCTTAGTAAGTTTGTCTGTTGCAGTATCTGCTTGCTTAAAGGCTTTGTTGCCAACGAACTCCGCTGCAATATCAATCATTACATTAGCCATGATTTACACCTTTGCTCTCGCGTTGAGTTTGTTAGCTGCGCCTTGAATTGCCTTGAGTACTGCATCTCTAGCCTTGCCATTGTTTTCTTCATAGGCACGAAACAAGGCACGACCTTCCATCTTGGCATCACCCTTCATGGATGCGCCATACTTACTGTTCTGATTCTGAACAAAGCGACTTGTCGGAGTCTTTCGACCCATAGTCTCGTAGATTGCTCCAGCAGCACTCTTATTGAATACGCGAGCAAGAGATCTAAATCCTCTGCGATTAGGTTTAGAAGGTGTTGTCTTATAACCAATGCCGGACTTTACGATTCGAGCATTGTAACTAGGGAAGCGAGATTGTGAACCTTCTCGCGCTAACCATCCGCTTAGCACTTGATCATCATCTGGGAGATAGCCCTTAGCAGCCTTTGTAATTGGCTTAAGAGCTTGAGCAACCTCTTTAGGCAAAGCCTTAGCAAGGTCAGGACTAAACTGGCGTAAAGACTTTCTAAGAGCGACCGCGCCCTTTACGCTTGCTGGCATCGCTCACCTCTTTCGCTTCATCCTTGAGCCCTTGCACTAATGCATCGAGCATGGTCTTGTCTAGATCTAATAACTGCTGTGGCGCGATTCCCAATCTAATGCTTAGCCTAGCGATTAGATAGGTGAACGGAAGATCGCGCTTTAAGCTAAAGGGTCTGAGTCTAATACCTCAACACTCTTAAGTGTTTCGATAAACTCAATCCCGAAAGGCTTAACAGTTTCACCTGACCTGCGTGTTACTTCCCATGCTAACCAATAGACATCGCTCTGCTTTTCTTCATCGCGGAACGCCTTATGGAAGCCCTTTTTAGCGTATTGCTCGAATGAGTACTCCACTGCTGGAGTGATCTCGCCTTCCAATACGCTTCCATCTGTACGAACTATCTTTAGTTTTGCCATGAGTTTGCCCCTTTATAGTTTGTTTAGAATGTACCTGTTGTGGCGACTGCAACTGTTGAGTTAGCAGTAAATGTGATCGACTGTGTGGACATATCGCCAACAGCACCATTGATGTCTGTTGTGTTGTTCACTAGAAGTGACACTGTGTATAGAGGGTTAGTCGCTGAGACTGCTGTTCCCTTTTCCTGTAGGAATACACATGTGACTGTTGTACCCCATGCAGCTTGTAGTGTTGCCAATACATTCGCTGATGCTGTGTCGTTTAGGAAGTCGATTGTTACAGATGATGCTTCCAAGCCCTTAACGAACTTGTGTGAAGAATCGCCCATAGCTGTAACTTCTAGCTCATCGAATGTGCGGTTAAGAGTGATTGATGTGACATGGTCAGAAAGATCAACAGTGTTAATCTTCACGCCAACTTTATTGTTTAGAAATACAGCCATGAGATTATTCCTCGTCTTTCTTAGTAGTTACTGGCTTAGGTACTGGTGTGCTTACTTGCCCGATTTTCTTCAGGAAGTCAGCGTTTTCTTGTTCCCACTCGGACATGTTTAGCTCCAACTCGTTAGGATTGATACGGACATCTCGCAGCTGAGTAGGTCACCCGATGCAGCATTGAGAATACTTGGTGCGCTTATCGCGCTTACATTATAGGTCAAAGATGATGCAGCGAGCTTTGCGAACACGCCACAGACTGTGTCCTCGATGCCGTTAAGGTTTCCCTCATTGTCGAATAGTGGAACAGTCATAACAATCTTGAAGTTAGCCATTGGGCTAATAGTGATGTGTTGATTGTTGCTAGGTGTTAGATAAGGATCATCTGGAGAGACAATCACAGAGTTAGCCAGGACTGTTGCCGGTGGAAAGGCAAAGGTCTGCCACTTGGCATTATCTACTAGAGCAGTTGCTAAAGTGGTTCTAAGAGTAGTGACGGCAACAGGCATCAGCCCACCATAGAGTTAGGTGATAAGCAGTGCGCGATCAATCCTCGCACCTTAGCGAGAAGCTGCGCGCTCATTCGGTAAGGGCTTGGCTGGAAATCTACAGCGTTACTGCCCGAGAGAGTGGCTGTACGCGCTTGCCAGATTTCAACAGATATCATTAAAGCTGCTTGCTGAACTGCTGTGTCAGTTGCATAGTCTGTGACTGTTCCTGCAACAATTCCAAAAGGCTGGACGGCATGAGTGCCTTGATCTGCTCCAGTTGCAGAATATGAAAGTGAGCCCGAACCGATGGCAGTGATTGTCTTAGTGCCGTTATATGGGCTTCCGTTTTTAGTAATGATTATGCTTTGTCCTACATAGAAATCTTTAGAAATCTCGTGACCAAAGTAAAGAGTTGCCACATTGTTTGTAAGGCTTTGATGCGTATTGTAAAGCTCGTTCTGCCAAAGCATAGGCAGAAGGACTAAATCAGTTGCATCACATACCTCTTGAAGGGTTGCATCTGGATACAAAGTACCGACTCCGAGTGTTGCACGGAGTTCTGCGACTGTTGTAAGTGCCATGATGTCCTTTCTTAAGACTCTGGGGAGTAGAGGGCTACTACTCCCCAGAGTGACTTAGTGAGTTTTTACTGCTTGTTATTCTTGAATGCGCCAGCTGCAACCTTAGTTGCGATTGCACCGAATCCGTAGTAACCAACTGTTACTGATCCGTTAGCTGTTGATTCTGCACGCAAGCGGTATGTTGGTGACTCGTACCATGTGTATGCATCTGGGTTCACGATTAGGATAGTTCCATCGCCATCGCCAGCGTTTGTTGGATCAACATATAGGTTGAGTCCTGCAACATTGCCTGTCAATGATGTTGGGGCTACTTGACCGCCAGCGTTCATTGGCTGTGATGCTGTGTAGATTGGGCGACCTGCATCGTTTAGAGACATGATGTTAGACCATTGTCCTGTCGATACGATCATGTTGCGAGCGAATGGGTTTGGTAGTCCTGCTGTTGCTGCGTAAACAGAAGCAGATCCACGAGCGACAACGCCTAGCAATTCTGCTGCTGTTGGGTATGTTGCTGTGGTTGTGCCGTCTAATGTTGCACCTGAGATTAGAGCAGCGTTCACTGCTGCATTTGTAGCCTTTGCGTAAGCTGCTGCCATGTTGCGGACTAGCTCATCAAAGAATGCTGGAGATGTACGATCTAGCAATTCAACAGAGAATGTCTGCTGTCCTGCATACTTCTGTACTGATACAGATAGGAATGCTGCGTTCTGATCTGTGTCGCTGAACGCATCGCCTTCTGGCTCAATCGCAACAGTTGGAACTGCTGTGATCTTTGGAATCTCGAAAGTCATACCTGCATCTGGCAATACTCCACGAGAGATTGCATCGATTGAAGGACGGATTGTTGTTGATAGTGGGTTGATGATTTCTGACAACTGACGAGTTGGAACAAGTCCTGCGTTGTCTGTTGTGTCATCTGCTGCGCGTAGGTATTGACGAGCGTTGTCGTCACCTAGAGCTGCACGGATTGTGTTTTCTGCGTACTTAGCTGCAGTGATTTCAATGCGTGGCTTTGTGAAGTATGCTGCTGAAACAGTTGGGCGAGCAGCTTCAACCGCTGGTGCTTCAACTGGTGTTGCTTCGACTGCTGGAGTGGTGTTTTCCACGGTGGCTGTCTCGCTTTCTGTTGGTTGGGTGATTTCTTCTACAGCAGATTCTTCTGCTGCAATATCAGTAACCTGAGCAGACTTAAAGGCTGGCTCTGTTACTAAACTTACTTCGACCAAGCGAGCAGCAGATACATAAGTAACGCCATCCTTGATCTTTGACTTGAGGACTTCTGCCCCGATGCTTAAACCTGACTGCAATCCTTCTTCTGCAAGGATTAGGGCTTCTGTACCGCGCTGAGAGCGACTGATAGAGAATACTGCATCGATTGAGTTATCTGATTCGCTAAAAGAAACCATGCGACCTAATGGCTTCTTAGCATCATGCTGACTTAGCAACTTAATTGCTTTAGGATCTTCGATAGCAATAGATCCAGAGGCAAAGATTACCTTGCCCATATTTGTAGATCCTGCTTCGACATTGAGAGGCACAATCTTGCCTGATACTGTGCGACTTGCTGAGTCTGCTGTGAGATCAGCTGAGAAGGTGATTACTTGGTTCATTCTAGACCATTGCTTCCGTTAGGTGTTAGATCTGTCATTTCCATAGCCTGTTCCTGGGTAACCAGATTGAGGGCTAGGAGTTTTTCAATTACTGCAAGCTCTTGCAGTGGATCAGTGCGCAGGAAGTTCTTATCAATATCGAACTTCACTACATTTCCGCGAGCAGTAATGTCATCCATTGATAAACGATCTTCAATCGCAGTAATGAATGGCTGTAGAGATAGCGTTAAGAATTGCTTGCGTTCATCATTGACATTTTGATATGTATAACTTGAGTTCTGATCTGCTGACACATAGATCGCTGGCACATTGCATAAACGCGCAATCTCAGTAGCAAGATTCTGAATAGCCTCGTTGTACATCATGTCTTTAGGAGAGAAGCCAACAGTCTTATAATCTAAAGTGCTTGTTAGATAAGCAGTAGAGTTATTCTGTCGAGCTCTTTTCCATGCCGCTAATAATCCTTGCACTTCTGCCGGTGGTAGATCAGCTCCTGAGTTCTGAATGAAACCAGTACTCATCGGAGTGGCTGCTGCAATCGCTGCTGACTTCTGGACATCAATAGCTGCGCGAATTGTCTGCACTCCAGTGTTAAGAATGCCATCGCCTAATGATTGGAAAGTGATTAAAGATCCCAAGCCGTCCATTGGCAAAGTAGTGCCATCGACTGCATAAGATCTAACAAAAGTATTGGTGCTATCTAGTGTTGCAGTTACTCGATGGTTAGCGATCCACTCAAAGCGAGATGGTCGTCCGTCCTCAGAATAAACTTCAACTACTTTCCAGAAGGCTTGACCATAAAACAGTAGTGAATCAACAGTCCATGCAATCGTTACTGATCGTGGCTGTGAATATGAAGGTTGCTCTAACCATGCAGGTGAGCCAAGCTCTTCATTAGTGGATTTTTTATAAAGCTCTAAAGGGATTGCTCCGATAGTTCCACAAAGTAGATTGCGACAACGCATAAGTGCTGGAACAGAGATCGCTTCACTTCTGCCGATAAAGGCATATTGAAACGGCATCGCATAAGGTGAATACTCACCAAGCACCTGAGGTGCGGACTGAGCTTGTAATTGTGGCTTAGGTTCAAGCCCGAATGTCTGCAAGATTCTACCCATAGACAGAAAGTGTAGCATTTGTCAAGCAATTAGACAATGTGCTAGGGCGTGTCTAAGTATAAATCTGAGGCTTAGGAACTGGAAGCATTAACTTACTTACTACCATTGCCAGACCAATAGGAGCTGAGATATCTCCAGCACTCTTTCGCTTGATAATTCTCCAAGCACTGTCATTGACCTTAGCTGCGCAGTTATTCATCTGTTGGATCAATTCCTCTTGCCCATTGTGAACCACACGAGCATTGACCAAGCCTTCTAATAGATCGCCACAGGCTTTGTAGAACTGCTGACCCGAGACATCTTCTACCATAACTCCAGCGTTAGATAGTCGATCTGCAATCGTCTGCGTGGCGTACTTGTCGTAGCAGACAAGTCGTGGCTTATAAATGTCGCACCACGCCTTTACACTTGCTGCCATCTTTAGCTCATCGATGGCGACCTGAGAGCTGTAAGTCTCTAGAATTCCGATGCCAATCCTCCCATCTGGGAGTAGTTGTCCTGCGACCAATGATCCGTTCCTGCGTGAAGGACTGACATCGAAACCGAATACAGTATAAGCCCCTGGGCTCATTTCTAGTGTGCTATCGGATGTGTCCTCTAGAACTCCATGAGGCCACGGACTACTTAGAGAATCGATCCATTGGCAAAGAGTCTCAGTACGCGTGTTCTCAATCGGTGAAGTAGCAATCGCCTCCTCAATCGCTTCTTCTGTGATGGTGTATCCCAAAGAGGGGTTAGCCAAAGCCCATGCATTGCGATCGTCTATCTTGCAGTACTGCGGAGCTGAGTATTCATAAAATCCAAAAGACTTGGGTGGATAGTCGATAGCTCTTTCTCGTAGGTCGTTGAGTACAGTGCTGAAAGCGTCTCCTGCATTAGAGGTAAGAAGCGTTTGAGAATTTGGGTGAGCTCTAGTTGTAGGAGTAGCAGCTCTAAATCCATCTTCTGTGATCTCTCGGACTTCATCGATGTAGAGCAGTCCATTGACTGATCGACCGCGAGAGCCGTCTCTAGTTGCTGCGACAACATCAAGCCTTGCTCCAGATAGCATCTCAATAGACTCTGTGCCGTTGGCGTGTCTGATCTGTTTAACGAATCCTTTAAGGTGGTCATTGGTCTCCAATAGGTGAGTGACTTGTCGGAAAGTGTCTAGTGCCATGCTTCTGTTCGAGCTCATGATAAGGACATTGGTGTTCCACTTTATAAGGTGAGCAAGTATCAGCATTCTGGCTAAGTGGGTCTTACCATTCTGCCGAGCCACCAAGATGAGGTTTGTCTTACGAACCCACATGCCTTTCTTGTCTACAGTAAGCATGTCCTTGAGTACGAACTCCTGCCACGGCATGAGATCCATCTTGACGATGGCGCAGAGGTCTTTAACATCTTGGAGCTTGTTTTCGCCCTTGAGAAGTGGACTGTGAAGCCGTGGCTTGGTTGCCCCTCGTAGGGCTTTGGACTTTCTGGGCTTAGTTGTCATTGGTCTGGACTGGGTCGGGTCTTAAAAGGACTGTCCAGCATCGGTTCGGACTGCATCGGGGAGATATAGTCGAGAAAGACAGGGGGGGTAGCCGTCTGTGATAAAAAAACACCATCATTAAGCGCACCCTTGCGCAGGTTGCATGATTTGCACAGCACCCTTAGATTCTCAAGGCTATGGTCTCCACCTACTTTGCGCGGGATTACATGGTCGATGTGCATCTCGCCTTCATCTGTTCCACATATCTGACAGAAGCGACCATCACGCTTGAACACGCGTTCGCGCTGTTCGCGGTATCGCCTACTGTTCAGCTTGTCTAATGCCATCCCTTAGCCTTCCAATGATCTAAGGCTATGCATGGTTCACCATACCTATGCCCTATGTACTTCAATCCCCATTGTATCTGCTTATAACCATCAACCCTAGATAGATACTCACTGCGCCCTTGAGGAATACCATGGTGTGATCCATTACGAGCTAAGGGTCTCCAGTTGCTTTCCTTTGTATAGAGTATCTCTAAACACTTAAACTCTTTATAGTTATAGCCTAATGAATGTAAAGCATATTCTTTATAGCTTACATATTGCACTGGTTTAGAGCCACCTGCTTCAGGCACTAGCAATAGAGATATCCCAATAGCTACTAGCACCCCGCGAGCTACGCCCCTCAGGGGCTCGCGGTGAGCCTTTGAGAGGCTCTGCGCCGTTAGCGTACCATTGCTGTCAAATCCATTTGTATAAGTCCTGCTCAGAGCGGTGTTTCGTTTCATAGTTCCTCCTAATCACCGGCTGTGGATAACTTCTGTGGATAACTATTTATCCGTACTGTAGAACCCTTTACCCTTAAAATGTGTAGCTGCTGCCCCTATAACTTTAACCATCGGTTCATTACAATAATTGCACAAGATCACTGGTCGATTGTTCCATCCGTGATTGATCTCTTGATTAAGATTGCATCTGGTGCATTTGTAATCATAGGTTGGCAAGTTAAACACTTCCTTATCATGTATGACCCACATCCAGAGCATCGGTCTATGTCTGCCTCAGTAGGTTCTTTGTCTAGGTGACCATATCTTAATATGAGTAGTGGCAAGAGATCCTCAAGTCGAATAATCGCGGCATACTCACGCGCATCTTCACCCTGTCCGTTGAGTCTGATAACCCCAAAGCCTAATTCCCCCGAAATGGCTGTACGGCTTTTCAGCTGTGCTAAATATGCTTTCGGTTGAAATCCAGCGCGGGCTTTGACTTCAACATCGAA